GCGGAGTCGTCTGTTGTTTGGGGGAGCCGATACCGGCAGGAGATTCGCTGTTGACGGTTTCCGGCAATTATGGCATCGATTTGACCCTGTATGACGTTTCTGGAGGTGTGCCATGGCTGACGTTATCCTCGCCGATGGCAAGCTGACGCCACATGCGAGCGTATCGCGGGTGACGTTGGATTGGGCTTGCGGCACGGACGAAAACGATTTCGAGCTGACCGTCGACGATCCGGATGCGCCGGGAATCGAACGTGGCTGGTATTTCTGGATTGATGGAAGTGATGTTGGAGGCCGAATAGTCGATCGTCGCGTGTCCGTCGTCGGAGGAACGTCTACGACAACCTGGATAGGTCAATCGTGGACTGGCATGTTGGCGGCGAAGATATTGCAGCCGGAGGGGAATCAAGATTACCTGACCGTCTCCGGCAAGCTGCCTGACATCCTCAAAAGCCTCTTGAAGCGCATCGGCTTGGATTCGGTGTTCACCGTCGATTCCTCCGATTCCTCCACTTTGTCGAATTGGATGTTCCAGAATCCACGTTATGTGGACGCCTACACAGGCTTCCGCAATCTGCTCGCATCCTGCGGCAGACGCCTCGACTTCCAAGCCAAGGATAATCACATCCTGCTTGGCATCACGCCGGTCGGCATCATCACCAATACGGTCGATTCCGACTTGGTGGATTTCAAGGCCGAGACCAACCGTCGCGCGGTGAATCATCTCATCGGCCTTGGCTCGCAGGAGCTCAAGAACCGTCTGGGGGGCAATTATTTCGCCGACGCGACCGGCGTGGTGAGTCAGACGCAGACGCTCGTTGGAGCCGATGAAGTATGCGCCACATACGACTATTCCAACGCGGATTTGGGCACGCTGCAATCCGAGACGAAGAAGCATCTGCAGGAATTGCAGACCGGAGGATCGGTCGAGGTGACGTTGTTCGATGAGGTCGGAGACGGTCTGCGCGTGGATGACAAGATCGTCGCGACGGATCAGGCTTCCGGCGTCAACGTCACCGCCGTGGTGACGAAGCGGATCGTGAAAATCGATTCCGGGATTTTGACTTCGACTTTCGAGGTCGGACTGCCGGTGCAGTCGGCGAATGCGAACTATTCCGGTTCTTCCTCTTCGTCTTCCGGTGGTTCGACCGGTGGTGGCATGTCTTTGACGGCTGGCCGTGGCCTGTCGATTTCAGGCGGCACGATCAACGCGGAGGTCGCTTCCGAGGATTTGGATTCCGTCAGGCAGGTCGCCGAGTCGGCGAACAGGACGGCTTCCGGTTTCGCGGCGCAGATCGGCAAGGCGAATCAGACAGCCGAGGATGCGAAGAACGTCGCCGATGCGGCCAAGACCGTGGCCGACAGCACCAAGTCGGGCATGATGACCGATGGCGAACGGTCGAAGCTCGCTTCGGTCGAACGGGGCGCGAACGCCTACACGCTGCCGAAGGCATCCCCGGACGGGGCTGGTGCCGCACTT